GTCTTTTTAATTCATCACCATGTTTATATAATCTTGCATAGGAATAAGTAGGACATAGATCTAGGCCGGTTTCTTTTTGCATTACCGGCAATACTTTAACAAGTAAAGTTTCCATTACATTATCAGCGTAACAAGAAAAAGTATTGGGTATTTGTTGATCAGTCCAAGTACCTAACATACCACTGTCATAAGTAATGTTGTTATCATACATATATTTAACTGCATCTCGTTTAAGAAGAAAATAGTTAAACACAAAGTTAGCTAACTCGTAGCTAATTGCACCTTTAATTACTTGATATTTATTGAAAGCCATCTTGTATAAAATTAAAACTTACTGATATCCTTATATCATTAGATTTATTGGGTTCAACACAATGCCATAACCAAGCAGGAAACATTATAATTCTTCCAGGTTTTGGATCTATATGACATTCTCTCCACAAATGTTTTGGTGGTTGACCTGGTTTTCTTACTGGCATAACAGTTTGTATTCCTGGTCTTGGATCATTACAAACAAGTTTTCCTGAATTAGGTTGTGCATGCACATAATATACACCACTAAACAAAGTATTAGGATGTACATGTGGTCTGTTATAACCACCTTGATAATTTATATTAGCCCACATATTACCTAGTCTAGGTTCTCTATCTAACCATTCTTCTTTAAATACTTCTGTTGTCATTTTAAATAATTCATCTACCAAAGGTTTAAATTGTGGTAATTCATGCATGTTAGTTTCACTATGCCAACCATTAATATTTGTTTTTTGTATACCTTTATTTTGCTTAGACCAGTTAACTATTTCATTAGCTAAAAAATTATTATCTAACTGTATGTCATTACCATATATAATTGTTGGAAAAAATTGTTCTTTAATCATCTAAATGGTTTGCCTCCAAACCAAACAACAAGAGATTGCCTTGTGCCACGTTTTACAACATTAACTCTATGATTTAAAAATGATGCAAATATAATTGCATGACCTTGTTTAAGATTTGCAAATTTACCTGGTGCCATTAATTCTAAATCTCCACCTTCAAACTCTGAAGGATCATTCAATAATAAAGTCATTGATATTTTTCTTACAGGTGGCTCGTGTTCCATGTTTACATCACAATCCATATGCCAATCATAGAACCCTCCTTCTGGATATTCTGTAAACTGAGCTTGTTCTGTTACTTGTATATCTCCAAACCCAAAATGATTTTCATTTGCTTGTTGAATAAATTTATTAAGGTCTTGATACATGTGTCCCATTTCTTTAAATGGTATCCAACTTATTGTTGTTAATCTTTTTTTAGTATCAGTTCCACCACCTGGTTTATTCATTCCCACTTGTCCTTGTTGTGGTTTTTGTGCTCTACCTGATGCAATAATTTGTCTGCATTGATCAGGTGTAAACAATGGTGTAGTTGTTTGAACTATCCAACTCTTCCATTTAGGTTCTGTAATATGTCTATTCTCGTACATTAACTTACTCCTCTGTTTCTAATTGGGTCATACTGAACATCCATATTTGCAGCTAATGTTCTTCTATATCCTGGCCCATTAAATGGATATACGCAGTGTCTCATATCATATGGAAATATATAAAAATCTCTTTCTTTAATGTCAGGAGAATAATCACAATTAGCAAACTGACCTGATACTGAACCCATTATTTGTAGCTTACCATTCATTGGATTTTCTGCTGCTGAATATTCTACTCCAAAAGATTCTGGTAATTTTAAAATCATAACACTTGATAGACCTGTATACAAAGAACCTTGATGCACGTGAACTGGATTATATTCATGCTGAAACATAGTGTTAATCCATATAGAATTAAAATGCATATTATATTCTCTTACTTTATTCCACTCTAAATAATGTTTAAATTTTGATTCAAACCATTGCATTACGTCATTAGGTAAATGATTATGTTTAGTCATTTTAGAAGTATCTTCACCATTATAAAATAAACTATGTTCTTTTTCTATTTTACCCACCAATTGTTTATTAGCTGGTTTTAATTCAGGATACTTTGTTTCATAAATATGATTAATAGTATTATATATATCAAGCGGTACTTGATATTTTAATACTGATTGACCTAAAAATACAAAATTAAAATTATTTTTCTGTGGCTCCGATATCATTGGTCAATTTCTCTTTCTTGTTATAGATCATTTCTCCTGATTTTTTAACTCTTTCTATAGTTTGTAATTGTCCAAGTACATTAAATACTTCTGGCTGTGATGAACCTGATGTTAATGTCTCTGCTTTGTTTTTCATAATTAAAGCATAAGAATCTAGTTGGTGTCTATTAACATCCTTGTCATCAAACGAACCATCATTAAATTCTTTTTTAAGAACTGACCATAGTTTAATTTCTCTCATTCTATCTCTAGCTACTAATTGCATATTAGCTACTGAATAAGTTTTTTCATCTATATCAATTTGAAGTAATTCTTTTTTTAATTCGTCTGTTTCTTTTTCAAGTTTTTGTTTTAATCTTTTTAATTTAACTTCATTACGTCTTGCATCAAATGATAAAGACATTAAGTTTTCTAGGAATACATTTTGTTCTCTAACACACTGCCAATACTTGGAAGCTTTTGTTGGATATTTAGCGTCCTGAAGAACAGACATTCTCATTTCTGTTTCTGTTCTAAACATTTGTTTCTTAGTCCAAGTATCTCTAAGCTCTGATGTCATTTCTTTAAATTCTTTAACATCATTTGGATCAAGTAAATTGTTTAAACTAGGAGCTTCTTTTTCTATTAACGCATGTATATTTCTTTTTTCACTCATTATATTCCTTTCATTGAATAATTTTAATATAACTATTTAAAGTTATAAGTCAAGTTAACTAGAAGATATTGTTCCGGTTCCAACTGGTTCTGTAAATTCTTCTGTATTAGTGGCTCCAGGTACACCAGATCGTGCTCCACCAAAAGCTACAAACGAACCACTAGTGGGAGTGTTTGAAGATCCAGCAAGATCGGAAATACTTGTTGCCATATTTGGAATTGAAGCCCAAGCAGTTCCATTATAAACAGCAGCATTGTTAGTTGTACTAGGATTATATCCTCCTGCTGCCATGGCTGAAGTTTGAGTTCCTCCACTTGCCATACTATTCCAACTTGTTGGCATATTACCTCCAGATGTCCAACCTTCTCCATCATATATTTCTGTTTGATTAAGACCTGGAGAACCACCAAAAACAATTCCAGCAGTATATGTACCACCAGCACCATGATTATATCTAGCATTACTCATGTTAAGAGGACTAGCTGTCCAAGAAGAACCATTGTATAATTCTATTGTATTTATTATAGGTCCAGGATCGTTTCTTCCACCTGTTACTACAGCTGCTGCTGAAGTACCAAATAATCTAGGACCTTGTCTTGCAGTATTCATATTTCCACCAGATGTCCAAGAAGAACCATTCCATTCATCAGAAGATGCAACTTGACCTTGACCACCTGGCATACCACCAGCAGTAATTCCTGCAGTTTCTACTCCGCATCCTCCAAGTATAAAAGCAGGTGCTGATCTAGGCATACTTGGAAGACTTGTCCAAGATGAACCATTGTATTCTTCTGATTGTCCAGCTCTAGTATTACCACCAGCTGAAACAGCAGCAGTTTGTATTCCAAAACCAGCATTACTACTTGCACCTGTATTCATATTACCACCCGATGCCCATGCTCCAGTGCCTAAAACACCTGCAACACGCATGTTAGTTGAATTATACCATACCTGACCATTTTGTGAATTAGAGGGATCTGCTGATAGATATCTTACTTTTAATCCGTTAAGTTCATTGTATTTACTCATTATAAATTCCTTAAGGTAACACTATATTTGATGGTCTTCTAAATCTTTCTTTTTCTACATCAGTTCCAGCATCCCATGTTTCTTGTGCTGCAGTTACTTCTGCATTTACTAAAGCTTGTGCTTCTTCTTTTGTTTTTGTAATACCACCTTTGCTAGCAAACCACACAGCACCTTTTTCATTATTGCCAACAACCCATATATTTGCAGGGTGATTTTCAAGAAAAAAATCTAATCTATCTTGATGGGTAAAGAAATTTTTACCTGTGTTTGTAGCTGTTCCGTATATAAATAGTGACATAATTTTTACTCCTTATTTTTTAATATAACTTAAATTTTGTTTATTATCAACTTGTTGTTACCGTTTGTATAGTAGATGTACCTGAAAATTCTTCTGTATTAGTTAAAACAGTCGTTCCTTCTCCACCAAAAACTACAGCTGCTGAAGCAGTGCCTGCATTGGTGTGATAAAGTAATCTACCTGTACTCAATGAAGGTGCAGATGACCAGTTAGTTCCATCATATGATTTTGTAGTTGTCAAAGCAGGACCATTATATCCTGAAAATCCTATAGCATCTGTTTGAGATCCTGCATATCCAACATAACTTCGACTATCAGGAAATGCATTTACTTCAGTCCAAGATGATCCATTATATTCTTCAGTTTTATTAGTGAAACCTGGTGTATTACCAGCAAAAGATAAAGCAGCAGTTTGAGATCCTGTTGGACCAGTTGAACCAGCATTTGTTCTAGCAGTATTTAAATCTCCACCCGCTGTCCACCCTTCACCATCGTATTCATAAGTTGTGGCTAATACTCCCCGAGGAGGAGAACCTGTAGTACCTGCAAAATATAATCCAGCTGTTTGAGGACCAGAACTATTTCCACCTCCTCTAGTTGCTGGTAGAACTGCAGATGCAGTCCAAGTAGTTCCATCGTAATTTTCCACGTTATTAACTGCTGTTGGATAACCTCCACCAGCCGCCCATCCTGCAGTTAAAGTGCCAGATCCAGAAGTATAAGCAGATAAATAAGGAGAGCCAGTTGGAGTTCTCGACATGTTATTTACTGCAGTCCAAGAACTACCATTATATTCAAAAGTTTTTAAACCAACATTACCAGGAGGTGTACCTCCTGCTCCAACAGCTGCTGTTTGAGTTCCAAAACCAGCACCACTTTGTATGGCTACTGGATAAGCTCCACCACTAGACCATGCGAAAACGCTAACAGCTGTTTTAAAAGTATTACTGGTTGTGTTGTACCAAATTTCACCTTCAGCATAAGCTGCAGTAGGATCACTTGATACTGATCTTACATATTTTCCAACTAAATCTTTATAAGTGCTCATAATTTTAAGATGTTGTAATTGTTATGGTAGTTGAATTATTTCTACCCCTTAATTTTTGTAACACTGAATTGTACCAAACTTGTCCTTCTTTAGGATTAGCTGGATCACCCGCATAAGACTTGATGGCAAATCCTTGAATATTTCTATATAATGTCATTAAGCTCCTTAATTATTTTTTAAGAGCCAACCCTGAGTTCCATCTACATAGACCAATGTGTTAGCCGCTCTTTCTACTGAAACTGTTAAACTATCCGTAGATCCTGCAATTTTTTCTGAACCATTTGGATCAACTGTAAGTGCGTTAGAATCAAATGTTCCTGCATAATCTATAAAAGATACTTCGTCTCCAATATTTCCTGCAGGTAAGTCCATTTCTATTGCATTACTTGTAGTGTTAATAAAATAACCTTCACCGGCTACTGCTGTAAATGTAGCAGAAGTCTTAACTGCTTGCCATGAAGTACCGCCAGAATTATCTACAAAAGATAATACTCCAGAACCATTAGTTGTTAAAATTTGATCTGCTGATCCGTCTGCCGCAGGAAAAGTTAAAGCATCAATAGTAACTGTTCCCGAACCTTTTGGTTGTATTGATACACCAATATTAGTATCACCACCAGTTGCAGTAAATGCTGGTTTGTTTCCTGTTGCTGCATTAGCATATGTTAATTCATTAACCGCTGAACCTGTTGCAGTTAGTTTAAATAATTCGTTTCCATTAGTATCTAAAATTGAAGTTCCAATTTTAGGTGATGTTAAAGTTTTGTTTGTTAAAGTTTGAGTGCCAGTTTCTGTTACTGTACCTGCTGTAGATAAAGGTATTTCAATAACTCCAGTATTAGTTGCAACACCATCAAGGTATATAGCTTTATATCCTTTGTCGTCTGTTGCAAAAGTAACTGTTGCTCCTGAACCAGATTCTGCTTTTAACTGAACTGTGTATGCACCTGATGTGCTGTTTTTAATAAAATAAAAAGTTTCTGTAAGAAGAGGAAACGTTACAACTTTGTTTCCTGTAATTGCTTCTGGTGATACTGCACCAAGAATAATAACTCTGTTTTGAGCGGCACCTGTTAAAGCTCCATCTTCTACTGTTAATGCTGTAGTGTTAGCTCCTGTACCTGCTGCATTTAAGGTTTGAATTTTAAATCCACCTAATAACTGTTCTGCAAGTTGTAAGTTAGCGTTAGTTTTTGTTCCCCAAGTACCAGCATTTTCGCCAGTTGCCATTAGCTCTACGCCAAGGTTTGTAAAAGTTGATGCCATAATTTTGTTCTCCTGTTAGCTTGTTAATTTATATTACTTATATACTTAAAGTCAAACATTAGTTTGCTGTTTTTCTTGTGTAACCTGTGCCATCTTTAGGTGATAATCTAGTATAACCTGTGCCATCTTTAGGAATTAATCTATTTAAATACTTTAAACCAACATTAGGGTTTAACTCTGTTGTCGCTTGTACTCCTGTTAAGCCCATTACATCTGAAGGTGAAATTGAACCTACTGCAGATGTAGTTGATAGACCCGTTACTGGAACTCCTATTTCAGGAACTAAAGTTCCTACAGCAGATGTTGATGATACACCTGTTAGAATTTGAGAAATTTGTTCTGATAAAGCTCCTACAGATGAAGTTGTAGATAGACCATCTACTTGAACTATTAAGGCATCTAGAATTATTCCACCAACTGTAGAAGTCATTCCAAGACCTGTTAATCCAACAGTGGCCTGTGTTATTAAAGGAGCACCGACGTTAGATGTAACTGATAATCCAGTTGGTATAACTACAGGACTTACAATAAAATCTAAACTACCTACAGCAGAAGTAGAACTCAACCCTGTTAAAGATACAAATGTTTCTGGTGTAGCTGTTAATGATCCAAGGCTAGATGTTGCACTAACTCCAACAGGTTGAACTAAACTATTAAACGAATCTCCATAAGGTTCTTCACCCCAACCATTTCTACCCCAACCAACTAATGTACCTGCGTTATCAAAAGTACCTAATTCTGTTTGTGCTTGTACACCTGTTAAAGCTGCAATAGATAATACACCCGCAGTTATAGAACCTACAGAAGAAGTTGCACTAACCCCTGTTGGTATAACAGTTTGTGTGTCCAAAGCAGTAACACTTCCAATTGCTGATGTAGCAGATAAACCCGTGGGTTGTACTGCATAATCTACGCCCCAACCGGAGTTGCCCCATTCCTGTCTACCCCAACCTTCTGTATTAAAAGCATCTACAGCACCTACATTGGATGTAGCTGATACACCGGTTAGTATAACATCAATCGCATCTTGACTTCCATATTCGTTTGCACCCCAGGACATAAGTCCCCATGAGTTTCCGTCAACAGTATTTGCTTGTCCACCCATTCCTGAGTGATTTGTGCAATAGTAATAAAGAGTTGGTGCACTTTCAGCTACAACTATTTGAGTGTAAGCTCCAGCTTGTCCCGGTGTACCATTAGTAGTTACACCCGTAGTATACGGGTCACCTCCGCTATGTGTTCCATCACTGGTTGTTGAAAATCTTAAAGGATGACTACCATTTGAACTATCTGATTGATCAAATTTATATGTACCACCTTCACCTAAAAGTAAAGTAGCTTGTTGTACTCCATCAATAAAATATTTATTTCCTGAACCGGTACTGACTACCGTTACTGTAAAAGTTCTAGTAACGGACATCCGTCGTTACCTCTATGCTATACGAAGGATTGCGTTAGATGCGTCTGCTGTTGGAAATTGAATTGTAAAAGTTCCACTTGATACAGTTTTGTCTCCACCAAATGCTATTGCGCAAACTGCTGGATCACCACTTGCTGTTTCATTAAAAATCAAACAACCGTTAGCTGTAAAAGAAGCTGATGTAAAAGATACATCTGCAAAATCACAACATGCAGTGTCAGTTGATAAAGCCGGTGTTACGTTTGTTAACGCTACCCCTTTAGTAGTGTAGCCATTACCATTAGCTACTTCGTTAGATGATGTATAAGCTGTTGTTGATTTATTTAATGTAGCACTACTTGTGTACAATGCTAGTTTAAATTCATTTCCACCATTTGTAAAATTGTGAATAGCTCTTAAAACTTCTGTCTTGAAAGTGTTACATACTGCTGATGTTATTGCCATAATTTTTATCTCCTAATTACTGAGGCGCTGACTCGATTGGTATTCTTATTGTTCCATCCGTGTAATCGTCTCTTCTTCTTCTTCCAAGTTGCATCGCTGCAAACTTTTGTAGTTCAGTTTTATACTTATTTTCATATAGTGTCAACATGTCTGTTGGACCTTTTAAAAACATAAATGCTTCTGATAAACAAGCATATAATAGACCTTGAGGAAAATAATTACTTAAATAAGTATTAGAATTTCCATCACCACCAGAACCTAATCCTACAGGCATTGCATTATAATGTATAATATATTGATAATTAGCGTCTGGTGTTGGAGCTAAATAAATAGCACCTGAAGTAGATCTTGTTGCTCCTGTTGTTGCACCACCAAACATTGCATAGTATTTAGGAAGACCTGTTACATCTTGAGATGCTGCACCACCAGATGTTCCTGTTAAATTACCAACGTACTCTGACATAAATGTTTGATCACGTTTCTCTAACCATATTCCTTGACCGTTAGTATTTGCTGTTGAATTAAATACTTCTATACCTCTTACAAATAAAAGTTTAACAGGCATAGTAATTGTATTAAAATCTGTCACCAATTGTCCTTGATCTTGAAATCTATCTGAGTCCATAGGAAGGTCTAAATTAATCCTGTTTTGTGCAGCCATAATAAAACCATCTAAAATAGTTGTAGTAAATACATTACTATCAACCTCAGTGTAATCTAGGATTGCTTGTTTTAAAGTATTATATGTATAATTTGTAATTCCTGACATAATTAAGCTCTATCATTTAACGGTCCAATTGTACATTGAAAACCGCCTCCTGTTTCTGTGCTTGTAGCATTTGATATTAAAGAAAAAGTTAAATTATTAAATACTACAGCCGTTTGTCCAACTGGACCCACTACTATTGTAGTAGGAACTGCTGTTGCAAGATAACATCCAAAAACATTAGCTCCTATAGGATGCGTTCCTGCTGTTGTAGCCGGAGGTGTTAAACCTCTATAAGGTGCACTTGTTCCT